CTTCATGGGGTACTCCTTTCCGAAAATAAGAGCCGCCCCGGGAAGGGGCGGCCCTGTCTGTTACAGCAGGCTGCGGATCTGCTTGTAGTAGTCCTTGCCGCCGACGCGGAGGATCTGGTTGAGCTGGTCGATCAGCCAGTATTCCGTCCCGTCGACGAAAAGCTGGTAGCGGCTGACCGCGTAGCCCAGCTCGTTCTCGCTCTGGCTGCCGGGATCCACGGACAGGCCGGGGATCGTCTTGGTCACGACGCGGAGGAACGCCTTGCAGCCGACGGTCTTGGTGGATCCGTCTGCCTTCTTGACGTCCTGCACCCAGCGGAACTCGAGCGTTCTGCTGTCGAGAGAGGCCATAGAGCGCAGGCCCATGTCGGTGCCGACCTTGTTGACGGTCGCCTCCATAGCCTCGATCTGGCCGATGATCGGCAGCGTCAGGGTGCCCATCGCCTTGAAGTCAGCAGTCAGGAGATTGATGGCCGGCAGCGTGATGGTCACGTCCTTGGCGACCAGTTTGCCGGCGTCGTACACGGTGTCAGCCAGTACGGGGCCGTTGAGGTCGATCCATGCCATTACTCCTCACCTCCTTCGTAGTAGACGGAGAAGCCGGCGTCGGTGTATGCGACGTAGACGCTGGCGCTCTTGAGCGGAGGCGTCGGAGTGACGTTGATGTCCCACCTGAAGTCGCCGTTCATGATGTCGGTGGTGCTGTTCTCACTCTCGAGGAACAGGATCTTCGGCTCGCCGATTAGGGCGCCCATGCTGACATAGCCGTCGAGCTTCTCCTGCTCGCGGTTGATGATCTGATCCTTCAGCGCTCTGGTCATGGGCTCGTCGATCTTCGGGCTCCATTCGCGCTGGAAACTGTTGGTGATGTGCATGAGCATACGCATGGAGACGTCGAAGATGGCGCGGGGGTCTACTTCGGCGCCGTAGGTGTATGCAGCGGTGTGGTCGCCCCACAGCACCCACTCACCAGCCCACGCCACGACGGTGCTGATGCCCTTCTGCGTGAGCTCCTTGCCGGTCTGCTGGTCGAAGCCGCGGTTCTTGGCGTTGGCTCCAAAATACTGCTTGATGACCGGCACGGCCTTGTTGCCGCAGGTCTCCATCGGGACGCTGTTGTGGCTGAAGTCGGCACGCATGAGCTCGACCGCTGCCAGCGTGCTGAGGTGGTAGTTGTTGCCGAGGTTGTCGGTGGCCTGCGGCCAGAATACCTTCGAGCGCTCGCTGGTGAAGGCGTTGTTCTTCTTCCATGCGATCGCCTTCTCGATGGTGTCGACGGCCTGCGCGTTGCCGTCTACCAGAGGCAGGTCGGCGAGGACGAAGGCGTCCCAGTGGCCGTTGATCTTCTGGCTGGCCGCGATCATAGCGTTGTAGACCGCAGGGCTGTGGCTCCAGCCGGGCGCGACGATCAGGTTGACGACCGCGTACTGCTCAGGATAGAGCAGGGCGATGGAGCTGAGGCCGCTATACTCGCCGGAGGCGGTGACGCCGCCGATGATGTCGGCGTCCTCTACCAGAGAGTCGTCGATCTCGTAGAAGCTGGCCGTCAGGTTGCCGGTGAGCTGCGCGTCCTGTTTCAGGCTGGTGATGATGACCGTGCCCTTGGTGAAGTTGTAGTCCACGGCGTAGTCCTCGCCCTCGACGTAGTTGCCGGCGTCGTCGCCGGCCTTGGCGATGGTCAGGGTGTCGAGGATGATGGTGGAGCTGGCGAACTCAGCGCGGCCGCCTGCGAAGCTCAGGGGCGCGGTCGTCTGCGCCTCCTTTCTGTGCTTGCCGGCAGCGGGATCCAGCACGTTGATGACGTAGATGGGGCCGATGTTGCCGATGGTGTTGTTGAAGTGCGCGTTCATGACTTCGCAGAGGGTGAAGGTGCCCCAGTCGGCTGCATACCCGAGCTTTTTCTGCGCGTCGATCAGGTTGCTGATCTTCACGGGCTCGTTGATGACGCCGGCCTTGTCGAAGCCGCGCACGAGGTTGACGGGCGCGGTGCCGATATAGATCGGCGTGGTGCCCGCCTGCACGGCGCTCTGTGCCACGGTCTCGCCGATGTGGCCGTAGGCGCCGTAGAGGTACTCGTTTGCCATGTGCTTGTCCTCCTTTGCATAAAATTAGACAGCCGAGGACTCGGCTGCCTTAAAGCAGATGGTCGTAGTTTTTGGCGTGCCGGGTGAGGGTCTCCTCGACGGAGAACTCAGCCCACGCAAACCAGTAGGGATAAAAGTCAGGTACAGCGTCCTGCTCAGCGACGGGGCCGAAGGTGATGCCGAGCTCCTTGATGACGCGCAGGTCTCCGATGTACTCGGCGTTTTCGATCAATCTGAGCGCCGTGTCCACAAAATTCCATGCGTCACGCCAGCCCTCGCCGTTCTTCTGGAAGAAGTCGGCCGCCTCGCTGTTGTATTGCTGGATATAGGTGCCGCTGCCGTTGCCCTGCGGTATATAGATGTCGGGCCCGTGGTAGCCGGGATCCCATGCAGAAAAGCAGAGCCGGATCTTGATGCCGCGGGTGTGTTCGATCAGGTCATCCTCCCCCTGAGTGAGCTGGACGCAGACCGAAGGGATCGGCGCCGCGACCTTTGGGGGCGTCCTGTCCTTGGACG